AAATACAGTGAGGTCGCAAGGGATCATTCCGGGAACGATGCAGGTACCGAAGAATCGGTGCCGCCATGATGTCAATGATAAATAAACAAAAAAGGAAGCACACCTGAAGAATTCCAGGTGTGCTTTAAAGTTATTTGCCGGTTGTTCTGCTCTTTGTGCGTGGCGGGTCATTCGGCACCCACTCTATAATTTCAGACGGTTGGCAATGTAACGCCTCGCATATCAAGTCAAGATGCTCAAGGCTGATGCGCTCGGCAATGCCATGATAATACTCGTTGATAGTATTCGGTCTGATACCGGTAGCCCTTGCAAGATCCGCCTGTGTCCACTTAGCCTCGCCGAGCTTCGTAGACAGTAAAAATCTTATCATATGTAGTTCCTCCTTTCTATAATTCTACATAATTTATAGGTCAGTGAACTACATCAGATAGATAATAACGTTACTCGATATTTAATATCTTAAAAAATTACAAAAGTTTGTAGACATGCACAAAAAATCAAAACTAATTTGTACAAAGTTTCTAATATAACAAAAAATCCTCCGATGAATAAATTGTTCTCATCGAAGGATTTTTTATATTTTTCTATTTACCTTTCGCTATATCCGCACGAATAAGCTGCTTTATATATCCCGCCTTATTCGGTACGCTTTCAAGCTTTTCGATAATGTCCTGTTCGGTGGTAGTAATGCAATCTATCTTAAACTGCTTTTTATATTTTGCCGCATACCTTTCCTGCGGTGTTTTCTTACGCTCACTCATCTGAATTGCCCCCTAACACCTGCCGCTTTACATAGTCAACGACCTCTGCTTCTGTTTCGCAGAGTTTCTTTTCTACATTAAAGCATACAGATAATTCGTTTTCTTTGTATGACACCTTCCAATAACTTCCGTTATCCATTACAGTGTATACAATGTCGCTCTTGTTTTTTGCCATTTTATCCTCCTCTATATGTCGTCTTGATTTTCTCAGCTCTTTATGATATAATAGGTCTTACGGAAGGGGTTGCGCCCCCTTCCTGCCTATGAGCTTAATTATTCGCTCTTGGGTTCGTTAGCCTTGTTGGGCTTCGGCTTTTGCAGTGTTACTGTAACCTTTACGCTCTTAACGGTCGGGTTGTTTTCTACTGCTTTTGCCAAGTCTTGCAAGGCTTTTGCTATATTGTTCATTTGCTCACCTCCCTTCTGTAATTATATTATACCATAGTCGTACGCCTATGTCAAGCATTTTTTGAAAAATTTTATAATTTTTATATAAAAAGAAAAAAGCCCCGACGAAGATAAAAATATATCTTCGTCGGGGCTTAAAATTACTTTTTAAGGTATTTTACATTTATAGGCGACTGTATATCAAAGACGCCCGTAGTATCCTTACCGAGCACTGCTCTGTCGCCGACTACTTCGGTGACTATCCAAGTCTTTTCGAGTAGCCAGTCCTTTAACAGTGCTGTTCCGCCATACCACGTCGCACCGTCTTTTATCTGCACACGATCACCCTTGCGGATTTCTGCTGTAGGCTTGTCGGCAGTCTTACCGCCTATATCATCAACTTTTACCCAGCCTGTCACTGCACTACAGCCTTTCGGCGTGGTGATGCGAATCCTGCCGTTTACCGTATCATCTGCGGTATGTATGTAGTATGTGCCTGTCAAATGATTTGCGGGCTGTGATGTGGTTGACGAGCCATACAGTGCGGTATTTGACAGCTGTACTGCGTCACCTGCCTTGTATGTCTTTACAATGGGCGTAGTATCAGGCTTAACAGGTTCTGACGGCTTTGCGGGGGTATCTGTGCCGCTGTGCGTCTTGTACCAGTAGTCAGTCTTTGCAGGATAGGCAATAAAGCATATATCAGAGTCGACGTCTTTGCCGCCGATGTTTTCAACGCCCCACTGCCATATCAGCTGACCAAAATCAAATTGACTAGGTATTTCGGGATCATGCGTCCAGTTTGCAAGCCATATATCTATACCATCCAGACGGTCACTGTCGTAATAGTTGAGCATCCACGACGGATTAGCATATATACCCGACGGCAGACCGATAGCCGTCATTTCAGCACAGAATTTGAGTGCCATATCTGTACGCTGTGCGGTTGTTAAATTGTCTATCTGCTTCTGCTCCTCCATGTCAAAGAACACAGGATATGACGGCTTTAAGCCTTTTACAGATTTTTTGCAAGCGGCAAGTTCCGCCTTAAAAGCATCGTCAGATGTTGCTTCAAAGTACCAGTACAGTCCATAAGGCATGTTGCGCTTCTGGCACTCGGACAGATTGCGTCTGAAATATGTATCCTCATCCGTGCGTATGCCGGCACGGATAATAACAAATTTCACACCTGCCTTAACAGCAGCATCAAAGTCAAACTGTTCCTGCGCTCTGCTGACGTCAATTCCCTTAACTTTTAACATATTATTCGTCCTCACTTTCGTCTTTTTCAGTGCTGTCACCCTTGAGCTTCAGCTGTTTTAACACTTCCAGCATTTTCTTTGGTATTGGTATGCCTAACCCTGCGGCGTTCTCCACGAGCGATATGCCCTCGTTTGCCACAAAAAACATCATCACCGCTGACTGTAACACGGGTGTACTGTTAAGCACATAAGCGTCTAAAACGTGTGCAACGCCGACGAGCATTAAAATCAGGATTTTTTTGACGATACCCTTGAACCCGATTTCGCTTGACACATCTTTTCTGATGACTGCACACGCAACACCCGATATGTAGTCAAGCACCATGCACACAATTAAAGCGGCAAGCAGAGGAGTAAAATCGCCCCATATCCAGCCTATCACTCCGCCAATCGTAGCTACAACTCCGCCAAAAATAGCATTTATCTTTTCCATTGCTTTTCCTTTCCGCTGATCACTCAGCTGTTATATTTGCAAGCTCCTCACGAAGCTGTGCTGCCTGTTCTTCGATTTCTGCCAGTTTTTTTCTGTCTGTTTCTATTGCTGTACCTGCGGCAATGGCTCTTAACGGTCTTACCGCCTGTAAATCCAAGTGGTCAAGCTCGGCAAGTATTACTCTGTGTCTGTCCTCTATCGGCACTACCTGTATGTTATCAAAATCGTCAAAGTCGTTAGTCGGCGATAGCAGTCTTACCTTTGCATACTGCTTGATTTCATCTGCAAGCCGAGCATTATCACTTATAATCATAGCTCCGTTGGGAACTATTGTTTCGTCTTCACCGCAAAGCCAGCTTCCGTCTTCAAAAATAATCATATTTGCCTCCTATTATCAATCAAATAGCAGTATTTTGTATCCCCAACCGCCATTTCCTGCGAATGTGATTTTTCCGTCTGTTGTTAACGAATATACGATAGCAATGTCTGTTGAACCATATATTGCTTTATGATTAACTGCCGTTGCCGGAGTAGTGTCAGTTATCACAAATGGGTAAGAAAAACTTTCGGAAGCACCGGCTGCTGTATTCGATACCTTATAAAACTGGATATATGCCTGTTTTCTGGATGAAATATCTATTGCAGTTTGTAAAGCAGACCCCTGTTTAATCACTACAGTATTTACCGTGTTCGGCGGTACAACCCACGCTCCGTCACATCGCAAATAGCGATTTGACGCACCTTTTGCAGGTGCAGGAGCGTACCCCGCTGTTCCTGCGGCGGTTGTTGTCGAACCAACCAACGCTTTCCATGTATCAGTAAACACGGCCGATGCAGGTACGGACTTTCCAAGAGTGTATGTGGTCGCCTTGGGGACACCATCCTTGATATATACCGGCTGTGTAGCACTTCCTGCATCGGTATTGATTTTGTCAGCACTAGTCGCCGCACCGCCTACCGATGAACTGCCGGCATAACTGTGAGTATGCCCACTTGAAGCTTTACTGTCCACAAGTGCTTTAAGTGCTTTGCCCTGTGCAGCCGATAAGCTATCTGTTGCACTGTCAGATGTTAGGTTGTTCTGAATGCCTCGCCATGTGTTAGTGTAGTTGCGTTCTACCCACGCACTCCATGTCCCGCTTGTGCACCATCTGCTGTACTCTTTTTTCGTTGTGACTGAAACAAAGACCTGCTCGGTAATAAAGTCCGCACTTGAAGCCCATCTTATGTTTTTTGCTATCATAAGGAACATTCCTGCCTGCGGTGCATTTGTAATGTTCGCCGATCCGCCTGACGTCTTTTCAACGTAGTGCTTGATCTGTCCGGGTGCATCGCTTAAATTCAGTGTGTTAAGGTCAATCGTTTTTCCCGTAATGTCAATCGCTTCAAGCGCAGAGTGGTAATGGGAGTCCTTTACGATTGACATTGTGCCATCGCTGTTTACTATTACAGACGGACCTGTTTTTACGCCACCGAGGGTTTCACTTGCAACGGGAAGCTTGTATTTATCAGCTCCGGCTTCTATGCCGTCAAGCTTTGATTTGTCAGAAGCGGAAAGCAATCCGGCTGATGTAGTTGTTGCAACACTATACTTAGTGTCAGGCGGTACCGCCCATGTGCCGTTTTCACAAAGATACTTTGATGTTCCTGCTGTCGTGGACGGTGCAGGAACAAGCCCTGCTTTTGCCCCTGTTCCCGATTTTGCAAACGGCGAATACTGCGTATCCGTAAATTTTGCATTTGCCGGAACATCAGATGCTACAGTATGACCGTTTACAGTAGCAGAGTTACCACCGTTTGCAGGCAGGCTTGCAGGGAAATCGGTTATCTGCGACTTTGTATGCGTGTGGCCACTCGCCGCCGCTCCTATATCTGCCGCCGTATGCGTGTGATTGCTCGCAGCGAAATCGCTTGCGTGTTTACCGTCCACAGTGTCGGCGTTACCGCCATCAGCCGGTAGGGCTGATGGCATATCTGATATATCAGCTGTCTTATGCTTATGTGCCTTGTCTGATTTTCCGTTAAGCGCATTCTGTGTTGCCGAAGATATAGGCTTATTCACGTCTGATGTATTATCCGCATTGGCAAGCCCCACCTGCGCTTTTGTTACACTGTGAGGGTTTGATTTGTTGGCAATATGTGCAATAAGCGAAGCTACAGCTCTTGCAATTTTTCCGAACGCCGTTCCGAGCTTTTCGCCGCTTACAAGTCCTGCATTTGATGCAGGAACTGTATATGTCGGTGTCTGGTCGTTTGTGTTAACGTTCGGGACGTTGCCAAGCCCCACCTGCGCTTTTGTTACGCCGTGAGGATTTGTTTTGTCTGTCTTATGCCCGTCAAGTTCTTCTTCGGTAACGTAGCTTGTTTTATCAACATTTACAGTGATATTCGATGTGTCACTGATAGCGATAATCAATGACACATCATATGTGTACAGCTCGCTTTCGTCGGGAACTGTCTCGCCGTTCTCCGACTGTAAAATTGCAAAAAGGACTTCTGATTCGTCTTCTGCCGTTGCAAATAATCCCAACTGTTTAAAGATATATGACGATTTGACGCCTGTGTTTGTAACTCTCAAAGTCACTCTGTAGCCTTCAGGTTGATTTGTTGCATTTGCTATAGTCGCATTTCGCACGGTACCCGAAAGCACACTCTGCTCCTTCAACTCGCTTTCGGGTACCGTGTCAGTGCCGCTTTTTGCGGCGGTAATCGTAACCTTTTTGCCGCCTATAGCTTTTTTTAGCACCTCTACGCCTGCATTTGTGACGCAGTAATTATTCCATTCCACTAATACTTACCTCCGTTTTATGATGACTGTACAGCGGTTTTATGCCTGTATAAAGATCATACGTTACGCTCGACACATACAACAGCTGTAGACTTAGATGTGCCGGAAGCTTGTCAGAGATAATCTGCCGTACATCCAGTAGCTTTGCAAGTCGTGCGTTCTGATCCATGTCGATCTTACACTCGAGATACTTATACCCCTCTGCCTGCCGCAATCGTATTTCTGCCGAAGCACCAAAAACTTTCATGATATATCGCTCAAGCGTTGAAGCCGAGCATTTAGCATCTCCGATAATCAGTGCAGTTAATACGGTTCTGCGCTCGTTCATTTCAAGCGTTTCATTTGTGTAGCCTAGCAAAAGCTTTTCAAGTTCCGTCAGCGCATTGCTATCGGCTGTAGCTATGTGCTGATTATCAACAATCTTGCTTATAGCTGCATCGAGCTCGTCCAACTGCTTTCCCTCGGTTTTTAGCAGTGCATCAATTTCCTTGAATTTGAGCATAAAAACAGGGTACATACGGCGTAGTTCTTCGTAGCAAGTGTCAAGCGGCTTAGGAAAAATAACACTCATTTAAGCCCTCCTTATTCCATTGCCGACACTGTAAGCGTACCAAGTATCGGGACACTATTTACGGAAATTGTGACGTTCGACGATCCGCCATCGAGAGTAAGATTGCTGTAGTCTATTATTGAATCACAGTTAAGCAGGATATTTCCTATGCTCGTCAGCCTAACAATAGCTGAGTCGCTTTTGTTGTCAAGTGCAAGATCCTTGAAATATGCGATAAGCTTTTCTTCAATTTCGGTCTTTGCTACCTGCATAGACTTTTCTTTTGCAAGAGCCACAGAAACATTTACAGCGATAGATTTTTCTGTTGCGGCTTTTGCCGTAAATACACAGCCTATGTTCGCAAGGCCTTCACCAAGTCCCTGCTTATCCAGCGGATCTATCTGCTTTTGCACTTCGTCAACCGTACTCTGTTCAGCACCTCGACCGTCTGCGCCAATCAGCACAGCTACAACGGTATTCGGACCGTTCTCAAGTGGCAATATTCGGGCATGGCCTACGCCCGAAATTGCTTCACACCACGTCTTAAACTGCCTCTTATTGCCGTTCTGCGACGGCGTTGTGATTTTTTCTACAAGTCGCTGACGCAAATTATCATCGCTTTCTTCGTCAACGCCGTCGGTTACCACATCGCCGATGGTTGCACTTGACAGACCGACTATCGTGTTTACAGGCACGACAATATCACCAACGTTAACTCTATCATCTAAGCTTCCAGCTTCTTCCGCACAAAGCACAAGGTTGTCGCCGCTTTTGACGACCTCAAAGAAAACGCTGTTATCAAAAAAACGACTGCCTACAGCAGGTGCCGTTCCAGTGTATTCAAGCAAATATTCGCTCTTTGTTGCTCCTATTCTTGATATTCCGTGCTCGTACGCTTTGCTGTCGAGCACTTCACCGTAGCACCTATCAAGCGAAAGATACTCGCTCAGTGCTGACATTTCCTCATACATACGGGCTATTATCTGGCACTGTCCTGCAATTGCATCATAGTATATGCTTCCTTGCCGTGTGTCTACATCATCGGGGGCGTTTGATAACGCCTCGTCAAGTAGCTTGTCATACGTCTTGTCGCTGAACATTTATATCTCCTCCTCAATTGTGGTATCTCCGAATATTGTACTCACAGAAAATGATACATACAGCATGTCATCAACGTGCTCTACAGATACATCGGAAACACTCAACACTCTGTCGTCAACCTTCAGGGTATCCTCTATCAGAAACGCCATATTATCGGCGATATACTCGTCCGAAGCGTCTTCTTCTGTTATAGCTTCTCGTATTTCGGAGCCGTACTGATTATCATAGACACGACACTTAAAGCGTGGTGTTGACAGTGCCTTGCTTATCGCCTGTTTTACGGCTTCTATGCCGTCTATTTTGTCACTACCAACCGAATATGTGTCATAGTCAAGCGCATACGTCTTGCTCGGTTCGTTGACTTCCGTATCGACAGTGACGTTTATCGGTACATTCAGCATTACTTGTCACTCGCTTTCTTGTCAAGGCAATAGATTACATTGCCTGCTATAAGCAGATAAACACTATTACCTACCGACAGTTCTTTTTTTACACGCTCCGGCACAATTACGCTGCGCTCGGTTATCAGCAACTGTTTATCTGACCGTGCCTGAAAAGTAATGGGTGACATTTTCAAGACATCTGCAACAAGGATCTCGGTTTTTCCGTTGCTGTTCATCGCTTGAATCAAGCCTTTCAAAGAACTCACTTTTTATCCTTTCTTCTCAAACGTTCCTATATCAACCCAGCCGTAAACCATGCTTTGATTGTCCGTGTGAACAAGCGCATACGGGTGTTTTGCCCCTGCACAAATATTCTGTACTTTCGCAGGACCGGCAGTAAGTAACGGACCTGTAGGCTCGTCGCTATTAGCTGTGTAATAATGCCGTCCTCCGTTAAACCACACTATATCACCAATCTGCGCATTGACTGTGCTACCGCTGTTACTGCCAGCTGACAGCACATTGCCCTGCACAAGTGTCAGTGTCAAAGACATTTGATGTCTGCCACCGCTGAAAGTGTGTGTGTCGCTGTCGATATAGTATGATGCGGCAATATCAAGCGGCTTCAGCACACAATATACGCACCGTCCCGAGATAAGCTCGGATTTGCCGTCAGCAGTGACCGACAAGCTGACAGACGGTTTTCCCTGTTCGTCAAGCAATGACTTAGCCAACTCGTATATTTCGCCTTCGCTTGCATCGTCGTTTGTACTTTGGCTGTCCTGGAACACGCCTATTTTTGCCTCAAGTGCGGTATTTGCTTCCTCTGCCACTGCCACATTATCCTTAGAGTACAGCTTAACTCGTGTCTTTATCTTCTCGATACTGCGAGTATATGTATACGCCGATATGTTGCGACCGCTTTCTATCATCCACTCGATAAGATGCTCCTTGCGCTCAATAAGGCTTAATTTGCCCTTACTTGCTACAATGGAGTGCTTAATGCCCGTAGCCTTATATTCTTCCTCCATTGCCGTTGTAAGCACATCGTAAGCCGTAGAGTTCTTCTTGACGATAGACTCTATACACGCCGATGAGGAGCATACGCTATCATACGGGACACCGTAACGGCTACACACATCTACAAAGATTTCCGAGAGAGTATATCCCTCATAAACAAACGTATCTTTATTGTTTGACAGATATATGCCTAAATCGTAAGCCGTGACAGTCATAGAGTTGCCACGGCTTTCTGATATTTTCGTTATGATACCTTGGAAAATTTCTTTTTCGTCGTACAGTATGCAATGCCAGCCTTCTTCAGGCGATAGCTTAAAATTAGCGTTTCTTGCACGGTCATTCAGCATTGTAACTGTAACAGATCGGCTCGCACTTTCGTTTTTTCCCGACCACTTAACGCTTGATGTAGCTTCTGTAGCGTCAAAGACTTCGCTGTCATGGTTTACGAAATATAGTTTCATGTGCGCTTCTCCTTATGGTATTGCTAATACCTGCCCTGTGTGTATGGTATATTTAGAGCCCTTTTCGCTTTTGTTTGCGGCATCTATCGTTGACTTGTTGTACTCGTACAGTTCTTTATATCGCTGTCCGTCCCCAAGCTGATAGTATGCGATACTGTATAAGCTATCATTATCTTTTACCACATAAGTCGCACTGCCGACAGTGTTATCGACACGATTAGTTTTCGTTCCTACAGCGACAGTCTGTGCGTTTATTGTAATTTTGGTTTTCAGCTTACGCACTTTGATTTCCTTGTATTCTTTCAGCGCTATGGAGTAATATATTGTACCGACATCTCCGCCTTTTTCCGTTACGGTAAAGGAGTCAATCATGCAGTACATATTTATTCCACATCCGGACACCACCAGTCTGACAGGTTTATTGCTCGCTTTCCACTTGCGTATTTTGTTAACAAGCGAGCGAGGAGTATTTTTTACTTTTATGCCCGGAAAGGCTGTAACAGGAAAGAAAGAAGAAAAACTTATCGTTGCCGCACTTTCAGTTGACGAGGTTACAACCTCGCCAAGCTGAACAATGTCCATAGTCTGAAGCTTGCTTGAATATTTCACTGAAAACTCAGACGGCAGGACTGGCAACGTAATTTTTTCCTTAGAGCCGTTGAATGACAAGTGCATTGAATACTTAGAACTCATGGCTTTCTTCTCCTTCCTCTACCATTTCTTCTTCCAGCAGAGAAACAAGTATCGGTTTTGCGTATTCGTACATCACTGCTACAATATCATCGACATTTGCGTTTCCGTCAACCTTAATCGAGCCTTTACCGCCAAAATCAATAACGATTTTACGCTCCTGCGAAGCATACGGAAGAGCAGAAGACTGTGCAGCGCCTAAAGCTGCCGCCGCATTTCTGAATATCGACTGTGTTTCATCAGCTGTAAATACCTTAGAACCGCCTGCACCGACAACAAGCTCCGGTCCTTCCTCGCCTGCTATAAACGCATTTGCGGCATTATCGGTACCGTTCGCATTATGCTGAATTTTCTCATAGACATCTGACGGCATTCCGGGGACGTAGCCTGTCGCATACTGAGATTTGCCGTTAAGGATATTTGCCGTAGCATAGGCAACGGCTTCAGAAGCCGAAACAGCTTCAGCCTGTTTGCTCTTTATTGCTTCGATATAAGCGTCCATTGTTTCTAGTGCCGCTTTTCTCGATTTATCGCTCATATTCATGTCATTTACGGCATTTTCAAGGCTTTCTTTAACCTTGTCTACTTCTTTATCAAAGTCGGTCTGCATGCCTGCTACAGTATGCGAGAACGTGTCTTTTGCCTGTTCTGTCTTCTTGAAAGCGTCATTAAATTCGCTTACAAATTTCTTTGCGCCGTCGCTGTCAAGGTTTTCGGCCTGCGTTACAATTTCATTCAGATAGCCGGCACTTTCCGCACTGCCATCCGAAAGTTTTGCTATGAGGTCATCGTCAAGCCCAAGTGAAGCCGCTTTCTTTAAGTTTTCGGAGTATGTTGTAAGATACTCATACTGGCTCGTAAAAGCGTCAAACATATCTTCAACTTTTATTTTTGACTCCGTAGCCATTGTGTCAAAAAGCCCTATCTGACTGTCAATGCTTTTTCTTGCTGCGTCATATGCTTCGTCGTATTTATCGCATAGTTCCTGTATCGCATCCTTACTACCGTCAACAGCACGCTCGCAAGCTTCTCCGTAGCTTAATGTAGCGTTTGCGGCTTCCTCTGCCTCTTTTGCATAGTCTTCGATAGCCTGCTTTGCATCTTCCTGAGCCTGTATATTTGCAGTAAGCTGATCGTGAAGAGCTTCCCATTTTGCTTTAGCGTCATTATATTCTTTGGTCGCTCCCGAGTTGAGCAATGTAGTGGCAGCTCCTTCAAATATATTCTGCTGAGAATATTTCTTACCCGCAGCAAGCATATTGGCTTCTGCAATTTCAATATCCCTTCGTAGCGTTTCCTCTTGACCCATAAGATCAGCTATACTATTTTGAGCGTTTTCAACCTTTCGCTTTTTATAGGTCTTTTCGGCCGTTTCCATTATCTTATCGCCCAAAGCGTCTATATTGTCAGTTACGCTTTCAACGTTTAAGCCAAGCTCAGGATACATTCCGTTAAGAGTAGATACTATCTGCTTCATTTGCTCCTGGCTTGCCGCCGTTTTTTCAGAGCTGGTTGCTAATTCCTCGAGCTTATTAACAAGATTCCCTGCGGTTTCGTACTGGTTTTCAATTTCAAAGTTATTGTCTTGATAACTTGATATTATCTGTTGTGACAATTCGATATGCTTATCAAACCTATCATAAAGTTCCTCTATGGTCATCTTGTTATTCTCAAATGACTCGGTAAGACTGTCAACCTTATTTTTCAGAGTGCTTGCTTCGGCGGAAGTTGCACCAAATTCCTCACAAGCATTCTTGTATTCGGCGTTTGCTTTCTGTAATTCGTCATAATTGACTTTCGTGGAAGCAGTCCACGATTCATACTCTTTGTTTGTGTTAGAAAGAGCAACAGTCAGCGCCGTTATTACAGCCACAGCACCTGCAATTGCCGCAACAATAATCATTATTTTAGGGCTTAACGAAAGCATTTCAGCAATTTTAGGAACAAGTTTTACTATTCCTGCGATAGCACCTGCAAGTCCCATAGCACCTATTGCAACAGCAAGTCCTGCTATAGCGCCACTCAGTGCCGGGCATTGATCTATCCACGAAGCAAATATATTTAGCACATTAGAACCTGCATTATACATAGCCTCAAGGCAAGGATTGAGATCATCGCCTATCGCTATTTCAACGTTCTGAGCGCTGTTGCTGAATTTCTGTGATGCGGCTTCTGTCGTATCCATCATCTTGCTATATGCCAGTTCGGTAGCTCCTGCACTGTCTTTCATCGCCATAAGAGTATCGTTATATGCGTCACTACCTGCCTTTGCAAGTGACAATGCGCCTGTTCCCGCTTCTACCGAACCCCACAATTCGTTGAATTTTGTGAGATTGCCGTTTACGCTATCTACGAGAACGTCAAGCACATCACCTATTGATTTGCCTTCGCTCGAAAGCTCGGCGAAGGTGCTTCCGGTTTCATCTTTCAGCGCCTTGGCAACATTGCTCGAGCTGTCACCCAACTCATTAAGCATTGACTTGATGTATGTACCTGCTTCGGCTGTCGCAATACCGTTTTTAGTCAGCTGGGCATACGCAGTAGACAGATTATCCATCTCTACGTTATATGCCGCCGCAAGCGGTATAGTCTTGCCTACCGAGCTTGCCAATTCATCAACGGTCGTTTTGCCTAAATTCTGCGTCGTAACAAGAATGTCCGAAATATACTCGGTCTGATCGGCAGACAGGTTGTAAGCGTTAAGAGCCGTCGTGAGCACGTCAACCGCCGTAGCACTCGACGTAAAACCGCCTACAGCCAGTTTGTTTGCTTTGTCAACTGTAACAATCGCATTTCCAACTTCCACGCTTGCAGAAATTGCCTGATATGTAGCGTCAGAAAGGTCGTTTACGCTCTTTCCGCTTTCTCCAGAAAGCTGCAACAGCTCATCTCTCATGCTACGCATTGACACTTTGTTGGTATCTACAAGCGTAGACACTTTTGCAACGGACGTTTCAAATTCCGCCGCACTCTGTGAGCAATCGAGTAAAGCCGCACTTATTTCCTGTGCGACTTTTGCAAGTCCGATTGCCTGAATTACATTTCCTAAAGCTTCAAATCCTTTTGGAGCTTTCTCACTTTCTTCGGTAAGCTTTTTTATTTTTTCAGAAAGCTCATCGATTGTTTTTTCCGCCTGTTCCAGCTTTTCTTTCAAGCTATCATAGTCGGACTGCAATACTGCTGATGATTCCGAATTTTGCTTTTGTAATTCTATCAGTTCATCGAGTTTCTTTGCAAGTACGTCGGAAGCTTCCGCTGTCTGCCCTATGCTATCTGTAACACTATCCGTAGCCGCCGACATATCAGCGGCGCTTGAAACTGTCTGAGACATCTTATCGGATGCTTTGTTTAATCCGGTTGCCACTTTATTCATTGCCTTGTCGGCAGAAGTGGCGATAGTATCAAACTTTCTGACACACGCATCTCCGGCTTTTGTGATTACATCAAGCTTTTTCGAGAAGTCGTCTATCAGCGAAAACTTTGCTTGTAATTTCTCCGCCGTATGTCTCACCTCACAATCTAACAGCAGGGGGAACGCAGGGCTTTTCTGCTTCGTACAGCTCTGATGCTATGTAAAACAACTGCGTTTCTCTTGGCATATCGTTAAACTCTTCCATACGAAGATGATGACGTTGCCAAAGAACGTGCGCCCAATACTCAAGCCCCTTGCTGTCAATTAGTTTTTTGCTTCTTCAATCTCCTCGTCTTCGCTCTCAGCCGATGCCATACCACATACTTTCATGACTGCTTCTGCAACGTAGTTGTAGTCATTGATATCATCGAACACCAGCGAAGGCATATCGGTAAAATCAAAGCAGTCATAGCTTTTCATCAGTTCTTCATCTTTAAGATCGGGATATACAAGAGCCTCTGCGATTATATGTGAAAGAGCCTTTTCTCTGTCATTGTCAACAACAAAAAGCACCTCGCCGTTTTCCGCATAAGGTCTGCCGTTCTTGCCATAAGCAACACGCTTATCCTTATATCCGTTGTTGATCTTGCGGATATCGGCTGTGCTTAACTTCTTTATCTGGAACATGATTCGAGCGCCGTTTTCGTCTACAAAGCTTTCAGGACCTAACACAGAAACGATTTCGGGCTCTCTGTTTTTCTTCATAAAATAGGATAAATTCTTTTTCATACTGTTTTCTCCTTATAATAAAACTTCGGAGCGGCTTTTTATAGCTCGCTCCGAGTTGTTTTTATTTACTTCGTTACAACGCTGTATGCGTTAAAGTTGATCTGATCCTCAAGGAAGTTACCTGTAACATCAAGCTCCAGGAGCTTAATGTCGCTTGTTATTACACAGCCTGTAGCTGTTGTAGTTATTGATTTGTTCTTCTTGTAGTAGTCCGAAGCCTTATCATTCATCGTGCCCTGAATGGTGAACACAGGTGTTTTGCCTGTTTTAAGATAAGCGTTAAGCTTATCTCTTAACCATGTTGTAGCTCTGCGACGTGTGATAGTGCCGGTATACTTTAAGTCCATCCAGCGAGAGCTTTCTCCCTTGTCGCCGATGCACTTGCTTGTCTGCACTTCGGGAGTAGCCGTGATAGTGCAGTTTACACCGTCATAGACTGTGTAACCGTCAAGCATTATCTTGCCGTTTCTGATTGATATATCGTTACGCATTTCTGTTACCTCCTTATCTTGTGGTTACCGAGAAATACAGCTTTTCTGCGCTGTCTACGGGAGTGATTGCTACATCGAAATACGTTGAATCACCGGAAGAACGCACCTTATCAACAAGAAAGTCCGCTTCGGTGTCGACATTCTTTATAGCCCCTTCTTCCTCGTATTCCTTGAGCAGCGAAACGCCTATGCCCTCCATGATGTTCCAGCCGTCCTCGTCGTTGTCAAACTTGTTAGGTGGGAAATTATCCTGAATAGACTTTGCGATTGCGTCAAGGACACGAATTACACGGTTTTTTCTGTAGCTTGAGTCTTTACCGTCGCCGAACGAAATAAGGCTGTTGATGTCGTACTCAACCGCAACCGAGCCGTCTTCAAGGTTCGTAAAGAAAAATTCGCCGCCATTGATAGCGGTAATGCTTTCTTCGTGTGTCTTTAGGCCGTTTACGGCAACTGCACCATCATATTTCAGATAGGTGTTTGACTGCGTTTCAGTTGCCGAAGCATAAGCCGCCGCTACCCATGCTGTTACCTGTGAAACTGTAAGCGTTGCATCGCTCAGTATTACGGAGTTTGTAACGTTGATAATGCCCTCGTAGTTGCCCGCAAAATTAGGCAGAACGGCGTTTACACAACGTCCCATATTCTCACGCATATAAACGATTTTTGACTTACAAGCCGTCTGTAATGACTGTTCCGTCGAAGGAAACGCAAGTGTATTAAACGTTATGCTTTCGAGCTTATCGAGGAAAGCTGTTATATCGCTGTTTGATGCTTCTGAAGCTGTTGCATCTTCAAGAGCAACGCCTGCCACAGCTTCTATGTCGGACGAAGCAACGAAATCAATGTATTCGCTTGTCAGCTGTGCGGCGTTTGTGATGCCGACAAACTCCTCAACAACCGTTCCTGCGATATAAACATTTACGTCCCAGCCGCTTGCGGCGTTTGAAGCAACAGAGAAAGAAAACTGATTGCCTCGTGTACCGCCGTACCGAGCTGTACCGGTAAGGCCACCGCCTGTACCTGTTGCCTTAGTACCCGTTTTGGGCATATATACGATTACGCTTTTTGCGAGCTTTAACGCCTCTCTTATCATAAGCATAAACTGATTGCCTGCGTCATAAACGCTGTAACCGAGTTTGTTGTAATGCTCATCGGGAGAGCCGTTGTCAATGGTGATAAACTCGCCTTCAGGTCCGTAATCATGACCAATAAGAGGCAGTACCACAACACCTCTGTCAGACGACTGTATCAGTTCGGTTACCGAGCTCTCAAAGTTGATATAGGTGCCGGGGCGTGTCTTTCCGGTACGCTTGTCAAATCTTCCACCTGCCATTTGTTACTTTACCTCCTTTGACTGCCACTGTCTTATTTTTTCTGCCATTTCGTTTACGGTAAACTTTGCGTCTTCTGCAAGCCCGTAAACAGCACCGTCAAATGTGCTGACAGTTACTCCGAACAGCTTTAAAGCGTGCTGACGAAGCTGTTTTACAGTAAAAACAAGCTCCGTTTTTTCGCTCTTTGCTGTTGTTGCATTAGTGTTTTTGCTCATGTATTCTCCTTTCTTGAGATAGAGCACATCACATCATCAGCTGTAGGCTTAACCTCTCTTACATCTCTGTAAAATTCAGTGCTTCGCCAGCCGATGTCTATGCTTTTGGCACAACTATCATTTGCGTTTATTTCGCATTTTGTTATGCGTATATAATCATCTGTCGGCTGACCGTCAGAGTCAACGACAGGGATCAGCATAGCATTGTCACGAATTGCTTTTGCAATCCTTATAGCGTTTTCATACGCTAAATCATCATTAGTCGCAAACACAACCACGCTCCAGCTGTATATAAACGAATACGAGGAAACGGTGTGTTCGCTTGAAGAAACAACGGGCGAGGGGAAGAAAACAGACGGAACAGCAAAATTCTCTCGCATTTCTTCATAATACGGCACTGTACCCTCCACGGCGTTCTCGATGATGAATTTTGCAATACTTGCCGTTTCGCTTGTAATAATCATTCTTCCACCTCACACACATTGTCAGAATATATCCAACAGCTCCGCCATGTAGCTGTCAAATATCTCGCCTATCTGCCCTTCCATTTCCAGAAGAGCTTTAGCAAAAAATTTTTTGCCTTCAATATACTTCCGTTTCAGCATCATTCCGCCCTTAGCGGTCGGATCATAGACAAACTTATCACCCGTATCGCCGCTTTTCCAGTAGCCTGGAACAAACCTGTGAGTAACATCTTCCCCCATGTTCCAATGTCCGTTTTCGACAAGGTAAGCGTACCTGACCTTGCTACCTACAGTAATCGAGTTCTTATCGACTTCCCATATACTGTTGGTATCACCAAACGTAAAGCTTGCGATCATGTTTGATGTTACTACAGACTTGCACTCTATGATGTTATCCGTAACTTTGTTCAAAAAGATTATTCCCCATTCATTCAGCACGTTGTTTATAACCTGCTCGACAAGGGGACGCAGCTCTTCAAATTTGTGCAGATAATCTTCTATCTGCGAGTAATCAAAGCTTACATACTTCTTGTTCATATCTTTTTCTGTTCCTCTCTGCGAGTCAACATAACAAAAATATGATGATTACGGATATTTCTCGGCACTTCGGCGGTGTATTCGTATCCGGTTTCCGTGTCAACAATTTTATCATTGATACGGACATCTGTAGATGCAGGAAGCACCAGCTTTATAGATGCGGATACGGCGTTATACGCAGGGGCAGTCTGAAGGCTCAAGCCGGTATCGGCGGTACAAAAATGGCATTTAACATCTGCGCAGTCAGGCTCATCGGAGTATTTAAACTCTTTTGTAGCAGGCAAGCCATAGCCAACCTGTTTTTCAACAGCCTGCAAGTGATAGATGTTGCATTTGTGATTTAGCAAAGCGTCTAAACTCATTGTACCGCCTCCTTTTACAGCTTTCTTAAATTCATAACGACCTTTCCGCTCTGTACTGATATCACATACTCATCAAGCAAAGGAGCCAGATTTAAGTCAGATATGCTTACAAGCGTGTCATTGGTCGTGTACGAATAATCGTCGAATGTTTCCGACTTCATTTCTTTGCTTGTTGCCATTGCGTTATAAGCGTAAGCTTCCGCAAGCAGTAAGCAAGCCGTTTTCACATTTTCGGGTATCTCACCGTCAGCAAAATTGTTATGCGTATAGTTCGTGATTGCCGCCATAGCTCGCTTTATATCTATTGCAAGCTGATTATCACTTCTGCTTTTTACTGACGGATAGTTTGTGTAGCTCCTCAGCTCATCAGCTGTTATCCACGTCACACTCACCGTAATCAGCCTCGCATTCTGCGTTGTCAGCTTCAAGGTCGGTTATCGCTTTTACAATATCCGCCTTTTTCTTTAACGATGTTATATCAATGCCACGCTCGGCGGCAATAGACTTTAACTCGTCAAGCGGCAGGTCCTTATATTCAATAGGCTTTTCTGCGGTTTCGACAAGTTCAAAATAGCCGTCTGCAATAAGCTTGTCGGCAATATCCTTGTTTTCAACCGATACAAAAGGGCTGTTCCTTGTTGCAGAAACAGCCCCACTGTATGAAAGCCCCTTGATAAGTCTTAACTTATACATAGCACCCTCCTGTATTATGCAATACCTGTGATGATAGCTGTTGCATCAGCTTCCTCGATAATTGCGTCAAAGTCAAGATGCACCGCATAGAAAATCTTATCCTGCATAATAGATTCCTTGTCGGTATCTGTCTTGCGAATCTGAACACCGTATGTATTAACTACGATAAGGTTGTTGGGGTCGGTAAGCAGAATGCAGTCATCGGCGATTGACGGACAAGAAATTACGGGTATCTTTGCAGGCTCGTTGTACATTGACTGAGGTATCATGCCACCGGCTGTAATAGCCTTGTTGAGCAGGTAAAGTTCCCACTCCTGCGCTCTGTGGGGTGACATAACCCAACGGAGCTTGCCGTTATTGTACTTGTTCGGCATGGACTTCAGCGCATCATAGAACATATCAAGTGACATTGCACCGCTGTTTTTGCTTGAAACGTCAACGATATGTCCGTTAGCCTTAATCTGCTTGATCCAGCCGTCATTGATAGATAAGAAGTCGTAATCGGGAGTAGCCGCCATAATCGGATTTGTTTCTCCGTCCTTCTTACCTGTGTCGTACTGTGCAGGCGTTGCCTCGTCGCCGTTGAGATAGAGGTCTTCGAGGTCTACGCCGAGCTGTGTAGTCATGAGATTTGTAACTGTTGCTTCAAAGCTCTGTCCCTCGATGTTTTCTCTGAGCGTTTCGCCCGTAATCTCCCAGGGTAATCTTATGGCCGTTGTCTTGTACTCAACCTGTGACGGTGTTACAGTTGCTCTGTAGCCATCGTCGGTGTTTTCGACTTTCTTTCTCACGATACGCTTTGCAATGCCGATCTTGTCAATGTAGCCCGTTCTTGCTCTGCGCATTTCGTGACGTACTGCACTTGCAAGCGGTGTAGCGTCAAATGTCTGCTTGATAAACTGCTTAGCCTGTTCAGGATTAAGCAGACCGCTTGAAATGGAGTTGGTGGTAATTGTACCTTTGATGATCTCTTCGTTCTGGAACATGGTTCTTTTTCCTCCTTAGATGATACCTGCAAGATAGTGCTTCTTCTGAGCACCGTCCTTAGACTTGTTTACGTCAGCCTCATCGCTCTGCTGTGTTGTGCCTCTCTGTGCGGCAAGAGCTTCCTTGAGCATTGCAGGAACTGCCTCCTTGACTGCCTGAGTAATCATTGCGCCGATTTCTTCTTTTGTGAGAGGTTCTTCTTTTTTCTCGGCATCCTTTGTGTTGTCGGCCTCTGCACTCTTTTCCTCGGAGCTTGCCTGCGATGTGCCGCTATCTGCCGCCTGAGCTTCTTCCTTGATGATCTTAGCAACTTCCGCCGCAATAGAGCCGGCAGACTTTTCTATCGTTTCAGAAACGATAGCCTTCATTTCGTCCTTTGTCACTTCTGTTTCCTCCTGTTTTTCGCCGTCAAGTAATGACAGCAGTGTTTTTATGATACCTCTGCGCTTCTTCGGAGTGGCATCATTAAATGATTTTTCGAGATTGTCAATGTCAACGTCTTCGGTAGCATACTCACCGACACCGCCCATTGAAAAGCCGGTAATCTCGCCTTTTTCAATGCGGTTCCAGATTTTATCGTCTGAAATCTCTACCGTCATCAGCCAAGTGCCTTTTTTGACCGCTTTGTCGCCGAGCGAAAAATCCGCTTTTGCGACCCAGCTCTCTACGACCGAAGCCGAAGAAAGCGGCGAGAAGCTATGCTGAACATCAACCATATTGCCGTTCTTTGCATACCACCTTGCCGCCTTGACTATCTCGTCTTCTGTCATGAAGTTGCCCTGTGAGTCTTTTACCATAGGCTCATAGACAATACCTGTGACATAGTGATTATCTGCGTCCGCCTTTACTATCTGTCCGCAGGTCGTGAAGCTTGCTTCGCCGTCCTTGTTTTTGGTAACAAGGAAGCTCTGAAGATTTGCCGCCTTATCGACAAGTGACACAAAACGTATTCTTGCGTTTCTTAT